TTGACATTTTAAAAAATCTAGGTTAACCTTAATTTGCAGTCGAGTTTGGCATGGATTTATGACAACGTACACACTAAAAGAGATGAAGGACGCCTGTAAGCAAGCGGGCATCAAGGGAATCAGCAAGCTCTCCAAGCAAGAGCTAATCAATTTCATCAATGGCAGCGATATGTATCAGGAGATATACTCTTATTTCCCAAAACTTACCGACGACGATGACAGTGATCCTGATGAACCTACGGAAGGTCGCTATTATCGGCAAATTGATTATGGCGATTTTGTGGATGGCTCCTATATAATCCATCCAATTACTGAAGTTCTGGACGAATTGCCAGAAGACGCGAGCGATCGCGGATATGCTCCAGCCGAAAAGCTTCGCACTGGCTTGAGTTCTTTAATCCGCACCGAACAAGAAAACCCAGAAAAACTCAGTGTTTCTGGGTTGGAGCAATTCATCAAAACGGATAAAGATCCCACCACTGAAAGCACCGACAATCCCTTTGCGAGTCGGTTTACGTCGGGCGACGTGGTGCCATTGAAGCCCACTACCCCGACCCCTCCGGCAACTCCAAATATTAAGCCACTCCCAAAACCTCAACCGGCCAATGTTCCTGCGGCTGCTGAGTTGGAGGAATTTGTCACAGTGTCGGCTACCGATCTGAAACACAATCCCTTGCTGTGTTCCTTTCTTCCCCCTGATGTGTTCTTGATTGAAAACCCATTGGACGGGTCTTTAACTGACGCTCATTGGGAGTCGTTTGGCCAAAGCTATTTTAAGCAGTTTGGACAGATTGTTTATCGCTGGTATCACGGCACATCTGAATGGAAGTTGCAGCGAGCGGTCGTATCGGCGGATGGCCGCTGCAACTGCAAAAACGGTGCAAATGATTGCATCCACAAAAACGCCATTAAGTACATTGAGGCGATCGCATGGCGGACTAAGCGCCAACAAGAGGAACTAGAGCGATCGCACATTCGACAAGAACAGGAAAAACAAAATCGCGATCGCCGGGACGAAATTTTGGACTGGCTCCGACAAGGTTCCCGGTTCTCTCTTGCCAGCCAACTGGCAAATAAGCGCTATGGCTACACCAAGCCATTTTTTGACCTGTCACTGGGTCAGCTTGAGGAAATAAAGTCCGAGATAGAAAAGGCGATCGTCTAACTTATGACCAAACCTAAGTCAATCTTTGATATTCCTATCTCGTCCCTGCTTTCTGCTGAAATTGAGGCAATTCTTGAAGCTTCAATTTATCTCATTCGCCAGCCCGGTACTGGCGACCTAGCAAGGGCTTTATACCTTCAGGGAACCGATTATCTCATCTCATCTTCTTTGATGGATTTTCTGGCCAACTTGCCCTGTCCATCCAGGGCTGAAAGTTTAACCGTCATCAAAAAATTGTCCGAATATTTACTCGAAATGGAGAGCCATGATTAGTATCAAACACGAAATCAATAATATTATTGATGAGCCAATGAAAGCACCAAAGCTTCCCTACGAAACTCACCCCGATGTGGTAAAAGCCATTGATGCGATCGCTGACAATGCCGAATATTTAATAAATTTGGCGAACAAAATGGAGATTCCCAATTATCAATCTCTGGTTTCTCCATTGGTCGAAGCCCGTAAAACTTGCGACAAAATCAAAAATCAACTTTTGGATGTTTACTACGGAGGGCAATTTTGATGTTCTTAATCTGCGTCCGTCAATCGTATCAGGACTGGTTTGTTTCCGACATTTCGGATGAATCGATGAAGCCGTCGCTTTGTCTAGAAATGGAAGCTGCCAAAATTTTTGACCGTTCGTCGGCTCTAGACTTGCTCGACAAGTGGGACAAACTAAACGCTTACCTTTTGCCCGTTGTTTAGACGAAAATTCCCCTGTAAAACCGGCAAGCTTTACAGGGGACTCCACATCACTAAATTGATTCTACCATGAGTTTACAACATTGGATTGATATCGACATTGCCGAAGCCCTGTTTGGTATTGCACTCTTATGCTGACTACTTCGGCCAAGGGTTTCTACTGTCGAATGGAGTCAATCTGGACGACGCCCAGCTAGAAACATTTATCAAGTCAACCATCGACCAACTGACCGGAGCAAGCAATGTCAAACATTAAGGTTTTATCGGTTCAAGCACCTTGGGCTTATTGTTTCTTTTCTCGTGGCGACTATTACCCCGCCAAAGACGTGGAGAATCGGACTCAAAAAACAAATTACCGGGGGCCGTTGTTTATCCATGTTTCCAAGCAACGATCCTCACAAGGCGATCGCTGGCTACAAGAAAAATTTGGATTAATATTTGGGCCGGTGCCGACAAGCTGCATTATCGGGTCTGTAGATTTAGTTGATTGTATTCGGGAATCTTCCTCTCAATGGGCATTCCCAAACTACCATCACTGGATTGTTGAAAATCCAATTTTGTTAGATCGGCCAGTGCCAAATGTCAAAGGGCAACTTGGCGTCTGGACGCCAAAGTGTCCGTTAATTGTGGATCAAATAACAAACCAAATAACAAACCAAATCTAATGTGGTTTGCTTGTTATCGGGCAGGGGGCGACACTTTTTATTGGTGTCCCAAAAATAATTGGGTGAACAACCCAGCGATCGCAGAACCCCTGCCAAAAGCGATCGCCGAAAAAATAGTGACCGACCTAAAAATATCAGCCGCCGGTCATTACGACTACCAAGCATCAACGCTGCTTAAGATTGATGATTTTTTCATTATCCCGGCAGTATCTTGTCAACCCATTCAACTTACCTTATTTTGATTATGGCTGCCAACTCAAGACTTGCTCAATATCAATCGACTAAATCCGCTGAACTTCCCAGTTATGAAGGGGTTGAGATTCGCCCCTATCTTCAGCGAATCAACCCCGTCAATACTGATGAATGGGGCTGGGCTATTCCCGCCGAACAAGCGCTGGCGGCTGGGTTCGATCCATCTGCTGAATGGGAAATCAAAAAAATAGAAGTTGGGGGGTGCGAGCAATTGTTTTACCTAAATCAAAAGCCCAGCTTTTTGGTTTTGGGATGGGATAAAAAACTTTTGGTGTGGAAGAAAGATGGCGAAGAAGAAGACAGCAAATCAACTCTAGAACATTATGATCCCGACTCATACCGGGTCGGAATGGATACAACCGTGCGCCGCTATTTGCTTCTTCCCGTTTGCCCAAAGGAAAAGCGGATTTTGTCTGAAAAGCCCTTTAAGTTCTCCGCTAACAAGACCTTTCGGAAACCGTTTGAGGACGCGGTGCGAAACTTCCAGCTAAACTATGAGGCGATCGCACGTCAAGAGAAAAAGGCTTTGCTTGCATTAGACCCGACCATCCAATTCCCGATTCACATTGGATTGGCCATTTTTAAACCTGAAGGTGCGTGTGAGTGGGCAATCTCTAACGCATCGGGGAAAAAATCCAAAGCTTTCTTTGTTCGGAAGTCTGCACTTATAACTTCTGAAAATTTTTCTGAAATGGTTTTTGAACCCTTTGACGGTGATTATCCGGTCATTGTTGAAGCTATGCGGTTGTCTCAAAATTGGCTTCGTCCCCCGGCTGAATCTCCGTCGGTTGTTCTTGAGTCTCGGTTGTTGCGGGCAAAACCTGAGCCTTATTACTTGCCAGAAGATGAGTCTTCTGAGGAAATCCCCTACTAAGTAAAAAATCACGCGATCACTTGCTGTTTCTGATTAGAGGGGGATTAACAGGTAATTTCTAGATATTTCCGGAAATATTTTTCCAGTTATTACGGGTCTGACCGCGATCGCTTTGGAGAAATTTTTAGTGATTCCTGTTTTGTGAGGTAGCGAGGTAGCAAGGAAAAGTCAAAATCAAACTTATCTTTCAAGAACACAATTGGCAGAACGGTTGAACAAATCAACCAAAACCATCGGAAGATGGCAGCAACAATGGTCTGAGGGGGTTCATTATCTTGTAACCCCTGGAGCTCCGTATCTAGACAAAAATCAATGCTTTAAGCTTATTCACGATATGGGAATAAAAATCCCTAACTTATACTTAAAAGGATTTTCTCACAATAATTGCGGAGGTGGCTGTGTAAAGGCAGGAAAAGGGCAATGGAGAAAACTTTTTCTTGAGTTTCCCGAACGTTTTTATCAATGGGAGATTCACGAAAAAGAAATGCAAGTTTTACTACGACGACCTGTAACAATTCTAAAAGATGAGACGCTGGAGCAACTTAGAATTAAAGTCGAAAAAGAAGTTGAATACGGAATTCAAATAGACCTTTTCGATTTAGGCGGATGTGGATGTTTTTCGGAACAATAGCTATATCGATTTATTGAGGTTTAAAGCCAGAGATATAAACATGATTATTATCCCAATTGCACCTGTTATCCCAAAGCCTAGAATGACAAGATATGAGGTATTGAGTCGCAGCAAAAAACCCTTGCATCTCAAAGGGTTTAAGGTAAGCATATTTAGGTTGCCTAATTATTGCCTATCTGTCGGGGTATCTTTGATAATTTTGCAATTTTTCCCTTGTCCAAATCGGTTTTGGTGCGGTAAAGGATACATCCCCAAAAGCATTATCTTGATTGGAAGATTTAATCGCTACCAAACTTGAATCGGGTCGAGATAGTGCCATTCTCCCGATCGCCATATCTTTCAGGGATGCGATCGCCAGTTCATAGTCTTTGATGACATCCTCTCTCCGCCGAAATCTATCCAAGCGATACCGGGCCAAGGATAAAGTGTGAGACACCAAAATCAGAGGGAATGGTGGCGCAATCGGGACAAGATACCGGACGCCTAAATATGAATTTATCTCTGAATTCGCATGGGCGATCGCGTTGGCGATTTGCCGTAAATCCGGTGAATCTGCCATTGGATTTTCCAGATTTGACAGTTCAATCGCCTCTTGCAGCCCATACGCTTCAATAAAATCTTCTGGTAGTGCGTAACTCACTCTGCGATCGCTTCCTGCTTACTTTCCTTTGATTCTCTAGCGCGAATCTTGGCCTCAAGTTTTTCTACCGGCTTGGGATCTTGAATGAGGTCTGCGGCCACAAACCCAAAGTTGATGGCCTGCCGCGCATCCTCAGCCGATAATTCGATTACTTCGCCCGGTCGGTGAATCCGTCCGCTTCCTCTCACCTGTCGCAAAACACGATATTTCATTTTAATTTCCTTGGAATACTGCCGGATCGATTGGGTTGATCCACAAATAGCCGCCATCTTGCATTGCGATAACGGGTTCGCGATCGTACTTAATTCGCCAAAAAATAGAGTTGTTGTCATCGACATATCGCGGAGACATCACTAAAGGATGGCTTCCGTCGGGGGATCCGGTGTAGGTGTAGGTGTAGGCAAAAGCGGGCTCCGCATTATCAATTAATGAAGATGGCGCATAAGACACCCCCGGCATTGGCTTCAACCCAGAAAGAACACTTCCGGTCTGTGCCGAGCGATCGATAGCGTCTAGGACTTTGGGATTGACGTATGCCAGCACCGCGTAATTTCCCCAGATTCGCCGATTTGGACTCATTGTGGTTTCGCGCCATGAACCTTTACCAACAAAAATATGACGCAAATCGTATCTGGCTCTCAGCATTTCCACCGTAATTTTTGGTAAAGCAGCTTTAGCCAAGTCCGTAGGGGCATAAGTATATTTAGAGATTACTTCGGGGTTTAAAATAATTCTCTTATAGACTTCTTTGCCGATAAACAGACATAAGTTTTCATCAGTGCCTATTTTGTTACTAATCACATCGATCGCATCTAAGATTTGATCGTAAGGATCAACGGCATCCCAGTAATCACCGCCTGTTACAAGTACCCGATTTTCTTCGTTGTAATTGTTCGGGTTCGTAGCCAATTGCATGACACTTACTTCGTGAGAAAGTGCAGCCCGTTGCATCAATTCTTTGGGTGCAATATCAGCATAGTCCGCTGCAACTTTTTTGGCTTGTTCCAGCGTTTCGACTGGGAGATTAAAGTCTAATCCGTGGTAGGTGATTTTAAATGGCTTGCCTTCATATCCTCGGTAAATTGTTTTAAAGACTGATCCAGGAGCCCGTTGATCATCTTGGTAATCAAAGCTTGCATCATCAAATTGAATTACTGTTCCCCCGTAATGTTCGGAGGCGACCGCTGGAGCAAGGAATTTGCCGATAAAGCTTTCATTCTTGTATCCGTAAGCCGTTGTCGTTAAAAGCGGATCAACACCGGCTCTTGCACCGTGCGTACTGAGTGGAATTGGGGGCATAAATTAACCTATTGTAAAATAACCTCAATCAAATCATCGGCAAGTTTGGCATAAGAGCCGGGGGCCACAAAACCCACATCCGAGGCTGAAGCCGTGGTAGATGCGATCGCTTTTCCTTCAGCCGATGCAGTGACAAAAGAGCCATTATCCGTGACAGTTACGGAAGAAACCGGCGGGGTGCCTGCGATCGTATTTGTGCGATAAATTCCAGCAACATCATCGGCTGTCACCAATCCACTGCCACTGGTAATTACTGTGATAGCTTCGCCAAATTGAGCGGCATACTCAGAAATCCCAAATATTTTGCTGCCACTTACCCCAGGAACCGATGCGGGCAAAAAACCCAAGTCAGTCACAAATCTATGGGCTGGCACCCCATCAGGTTCTTGGCAAATTACGGTCATTCTAAAATCGGGAGAATATCCTACGGACATTAGATTACCCCCATATAAATTTGGCTAACTTGTTCACTAAATTCGGGCAAATTTTTAATTTGTTCAAAGCTTAGTTCTGGGTGTTCCGACTGATAGGACTCAATCGCCGCCAAAATTTTTGATTGAGGGGAACCATTGCCGGAGAAAGACTTGTTCCCTCGTCTAGATACGGGCGCGGCGGTAAGTTCATTAAATTCAACTTGCACGGGAATTTGTGACACAAACTGTTCAAAATATGAAAGCTGAGAATCGCTCAACCCTTCACAAAAACTGGAAAAGTTTTCGGAAATGGTATCTTCCCCGAACTCCACATCGAAGTCTTCGAGCATCCGAGGAATCAGGCGATCGCGGTTTCGCTCCATAAATGAAGCAATGCGATCGCGCCGTCTTTCTCTTTTCTGCTTTTTAAGTTCTTCTCTTAATGCTGCAATTTCACTTTGCATTTCTGATGTCATCTCGTCCTCTTGATCGTCATCATCTTCTTGATAAGCCATGCTCATTTTCGGCATGGTTGAGTGAAAGGAATCTCCCAGACTAAAAACTGATTGGCGAACATCCTCAAGCTTCTTCTCCAAGTCAGACATTCGCTTTTGCAAGAATTCTGTTTCGTCGTCGGGACCGCCTAGCGTTCTTAGCACATAACTGGGGATTAACGCTTCTGCTTTTTCTAAGCCATGAGATTCGATTAAAAAATCTCTTAGGCCAGAAAATAATTCAACAAACGCATTGTTTTTATAGGCGGAAAATTCCAGAAAATCATCATCTTCTGAAAAGTTAAGTTCATTCAAATTAATCGCCTCCATTCCTTTAACAGAAGGTGCAGTCTTTCCTAATAAGGCAACGTGGCGCAATGCCCACTTGCCGGGGAACGGATTATTTGCCGAATTCGGCGGATAGAACGATGCGGAGCGATCGACTATTCGCCCTTGGGCAATCCAGTCTCGCACTTCTGGCGCTACCGGATCGCAAAATGCGTAAAGGCTGTTACCTTCCCGCCTAAGCTTTTTGACTATCCCAAAAGCCAACTCGGACTCGGCCAACTCGCGATCGCTTCGGCCAAAGGTCTCGTGGCTTATAATTAATGGCGCTCGAAAATGTTCGGGTGAGTAAGATGAAACAATCTCGTCCAAATTTTCCGGAGAAAAAACAATGGTTCTGCCATCGCTGGCAGTTTGCTTCCCCGCCTTAAAAATTTCCACCCAATCAGATCGCCCAACCATCGCATTATTTTGATAAACTACTAATAATAAACAACAAGAAACTTAAAAAGGTTAGGCTTGCCTTATGGCTATTCCTTTATATGTCTTAAAAGGATACAGGCAAAAATACCAAATTTCTCTTCAGAGTTTGGCCGCCGCTACAGGAATTACTCCTTTAGTTTTGGAAAAAATAGAGTCAGGCGAAGTGACTTCACCTACGATCCAGAGAGTATTGTGTCGATTTTTCGGTATTAAACCCGCAGTTCTTTTTCCAGAGAATGAGCCGCCAGTTGCTTGTCGGCGGCTGAAACAATATCGAGAGATGGAAGGGCTATCTTTAGAGGATCTGGGTAAAAAGCTTTTACTTAAACCTGAATGGATTGCCGGATTTGAGTCCGGGGAAATAGTGATTTGGCCTGCGGCAATTTCTAAGCTTTGCCGTTTTTTTTCTGTCCCGGAGACTGAACTATTCCCCGAAAAATCAAGCGAAACCATGTTTACTCCTTGCGTAGAACTAAGAAAAGCTCGGTGCAAGGCCGGACTAAGCCAAAGTCAGTTGGGCTTTAAATCTTCATTAAGCCCTTGTTATATTTCGAGGTTTGAAAATGGATCCGGGCCAACTCCACCCTGGCCTGGGGCAAGATTCAGATTAAGTCAAGCATTAGGAATTCCCCAGGAAAAACTATTCCCAGAGTTGTTTTTAGTAAATGAAGTTGATCCAAAAACAATCTAGGCAAGCCTAACAAAAAACCATTAAAACAGTGACAATGGCCATAGTTTTATCAGAAAAACTATGGCCATTGTCACATTAAATCAAAATAGCTTAACGGCCCCAGGTGTTTATGTTGGCGAAAATTCAGCGGGAATTGCCCCGGTTGAGTTGGCAACATTTAATCGGGCTTATATGCTTGGTTCTGCCCTTAACGGCGATTTTGCAGTACCAAGTCAAATTACGAATATTACCGACGCGATTAATCAGTTTGGATTACTTCCTGCCTCTGTAAATGCCAGAGAAATTGAATTATTCTTTAAGAATCACCCTTATGGAATTCTGTACTATTCTAGAGTTCCAATTGGTGCTTTGTGGCAGTTTACTTTGGGGGGGATTCCGGTTGTTGGGGATGAGGTAATCCTAACAATTAATACGCCAACGCCAATCATCGTTACTTATATTGTATCTGTCGCTGCTGCTGCAAGTTTTGATGACCTGCTGGATGAATTGATTGAAACTATCAACTCTGATGCTGACGTGGCAGCGATCGCAATTGCCGAAGGAAAAGATTTGGCAACAAAGACTCTCAAATTGCGATTGCTTAATCCAACTATTACCGCACCGGACGACTATCTGGAACTAGCCAGTGGGGTAGGGGATGGAGCCATGGTGACAGGCGAATATATTACGGGAACCGCATTGCATCCCAGCCGAGCGGATTTTTTGTGGGCGATCGCCGAAAGTTTCGACCCCGACGAACACTCCCAAGGGTTTCTCTTTGCCCCTGAAGCCTTCAAATATTTGGAAAAACAGGCAGACCAGACATCCGTTGGTCAAGCGTTGCATGACTTAGCCAGTTCTGAGGGTTTCGACTGGGTAGCGCTTATTGATTGTGGGGAACCTGACCTGATTTCTACCCCGGCACAAGCCCAGACCGAAGGCCAAACTTATTCGGCCCCATTTGGGCACTTGGCTTATTACTATCCTTATTTAATTGACACCAATGAGGATGAGCTACCCCCATCAGGTGCGGTGGCGGCGATCGCATTGCGCCGATACCAAGAACAAGGATTTCAACAGCCTCCGGCAGGCGCTAAATATCCCGTCCGTGGCGTAGTGGACGTAAAATATCGAGTAAAAAAAGCCCAGCAAGCGGTGGTCAATTCGCTAGGGATTAACGTTGTTCGGTATCTACCAAATACCGGGGTGGTTGTTTATGGCGCCCGCAGCCGGTCTAGCAACCCGCTTTACAGATTTATAAACACTCGTGTAATCCTTGCCGTTTTGATCGGTACGCTTAGACAAGCTTTTGATACCGATGTCTTCACCGCCGTAGACGGGAAAGGGATTCTGTTTTCGAGACTTAAGGAAACAACTAATGCCGTGTGCTACCGACTTTATGTTGATGGCGCATTGTATGGTGCAACCCCAGAGGAAGCTTTTTTTGTTAAAATTGACCGCGAAAATAACCCCGCATTTGATTTAGAAGCGGGCGTTGTTCGCATGGACGTTTTTGTTGTTCCCTCACCGACAATGGAACGCTTTTTAATTTCTGTAAATCGGACTGCGATCGGACAAGTTGAGTTTACTTCAAGAGGAGTTGATTAAAATATGGCGCTAAAAATTGTTCCTATCACAGAAGCCGATTATTTGGTCACGATTGAAGGTCTTGGGGACTCTTACTGGGAAACTTTTTCCGGGGTAAACGACACAACCCAAACCACTCCGTATTCGGACGGGCGATCGAATCGACTGCACAAGCATCGTGGCCCGCGACAAGTTGAGGATGTGACGATCGCTAAACCGTACAACCCAGAAAAAGATGCCCCAATTATTGAATGGTGGCGGACGTGGTGTTCAGCCAATGGAGAGGAAGTGACGATTACAATTCAGCCGGTAAGATATTGCCCCGAACCGACTAATTATGGCCCCGCCACAACTTTATTTGGATGCAAACCGGCATCTCTTAAATATGTGAACGTAGACAAGAAAAGCTCAAATATTGCAATGATTGAGCTATCTTTCACTGTAGATGATTACAAAAACACATAATGAAAGTACAAAGATTAGATGAGTCGGGATCGCCTGTAGTCTCTCACTTAGCAAAAGAAACCGAATTGATGCCAAGTGAGAGCATCGTGGTTAATGGATATAGTGTTGACGTTTTCCCTGACAAGACTCGAAGTATTCAGCTAGAAAATTTAAAGGCTGTATTTCGTTCTCCTACGGTCAAAGAATCTTTGAACGCAATCAAGAACGGAAAAAATAGCTCATCTTATCAAGACAGACTTTTGGCTATTTCTGCCTGTATAAAATGGGGCGATGAAGCTAAGTTGACTTTAGGGAAATTATCGGATTTAAGGGCTAAAGAATGCAATGCCATTTCTCAGCTTTTGGCCGCTTTTTTCGTAGAAGAATCTGTCGATAATCAAGAGGGTGAAAATTATGAAATCACCTTAACTTTTTCTGATTTTAGCTGCACTTTCCGTGATGCAAAAGCCACTGATATTGACTTCATCCAAGATTCTTTTACTAAATTTTCTACCGTTCAAGACGGCAAACAAATTCCTTCTTTGGAATCGTTTGTTAAAATTATTCAGCGATTGTGTATTCGGTGGGGCGATCGCGATCGCGTTGAAGAGTCCGAAGTCTTAAATCTTCCCGTGGGGTACTTAATTGCAATGGGGAGGGTAATCACAGAATCCTTTCTGTAGCAGTTTACCTGATTTACGGATTTTCTACGAAGTGACTTACTACATGAACGGTAAATCCTTTCATGGACTTAAGGAGTATGAGGAAATGCCCTTGCAAAAGTGGCTGGCATTGGCTCAAATTCACTCTTTAGCTGTTGAAAGAGAAAATAATGCTTTAAAGGGCAAATAATGGCTGCAATTCCTCAGTTCAATTTTCTAATTACTGCTAGAAATCTGACCGGGGGCGCAATTTCTCAAGTGAGAGGCGCTCTCGGTGGTTTGATCTCTAGCGCTGGTGCCGCAAATTCTGCGATCGGAGGAATTGCTAGTCAATCGGGAAGTATTGCAGGCGATTTTTTTAGAGCACAGATTGCCGTGGATGCTTGGCGATTTGCTTTGGGAAAAGTGAATGAGGCGATCGGATTTGTTAAAAATGGGTTTGCCGAAGCCACAAATTTGCAAAATGAGGCAATTATTGCAGCATCAACATTTTCGGCATTGACTGGCTCAACCTACGATCAAGCGGCAACTGCGCTGGAAAACCTAAATAATCGCCTTGCCAAAAGTGCGGCAATTTTGCCCGGTGCAACTCAAGATTACAAGGCATTAGCTACTTCGGTCAATGATAACCTGATCGAAGCTTTTAAGGATGCCAGTGGTAAGCTCGATGTGAAAGCTTGGGAAGACGCCACCGCTTCAATTTCCGAGTCTTTTGGGGCTATCACGGCATCATCTACCAAAATGATTGGCAATACTTCTTTGGGTCTAACCAAAGCGTTAGGTGGGTCCAGTATTGCGGAGTTACGGTCGATCGCCCTTTTCGAGCAAAATCCTGTCTTGCTGAATGAATTAGAGAGAGGTTTGGCCGAAAAAAATGCTAAGACATTGGCTGACTTAAGCATTGTAGACAGGGTTAATTTAATCAAATCAGTTGGCGAAAAGTTCATTTCCGGCGATTTCAAGAGCGCAGCAAGCCAATCGGTAGACGGATTAATTCAATCCTTTAAATCAGCAATTTTTGATCCGTCATCGGGAATTTTTGGGCTAATGAGGGATCTGGACGAACAAACCAAGGGGACACAATCGGTATTCAGCGCATACAACGAAACAGTAAACCTATTTGTTGGAAGTAATTCGCTATTTTCAAACATTAGTGAATTAATAACTAACCTAGGTCTGACCGCTGACCCGATGGCTATTTTAGAAAAGGGATTTAAGCTGTTCAATAGTTTAATTAAAGTTGTAGTTGATAGCCTTGCTGGTATTAATAAAGTTTTATCTCCCATGAAATCGGGTGCGAATGCGGCTAAAAATGCGATCGCAGAAACAGCCAAGGTTCCCCAGTCTATTGGCTTATTTTTTAGCAAGTTGGCTAATGGTGCAAGCCTACCAGAATTAAGTCAAGTAATTGATATTGGCGAAATTCTTTCAGTAATCGTAACAAACATTGGTAGAGCGATCGCGCCTTGGGCGGCAAAAACGCTGGGAATCACCGCTGACGCAATCCCTGACGGAAAAACTTATAAGATTGACTATCAGGGATTATTGGTTAACGTCGCCCAAAAAATCACATCACAAATTGATGACCAAATTATTAAGTTTGGGCAAGCGCTAGGACAAAATATTAAGCTGGTTTTGGATGTTGGCGCAAAGGTATTTTTTGCAACCGCAGACGCCATAATTGATGCGGCGCCTCAAATCGGAGAATTTGTGGGCAATATTGCCAGCGGGGTAGTTGTCACCCTAGGCAATCTTTTATCAGGGTTTTCCGAGTGGATTTCCCTACAATTGCCTCGATTTTTTGCCACGGTTCGCAAAGGGATTATGGCGATTGGGGAGTTTGTCAAAAATCTAGATATTGCCGATACTGTCGGCAAGTTTGTGAAGTCAATTATGCCTTCGGTAAATCAAGGGGCACAATCAATCGTATCCGCAGGAATACCTGGGTTAATTAATCTAGCCTCGCAAGGGGTTAGCCTTGCGGTCGATGTTTTGGGCGAATTGTCGAAAGCGATCGCGAAAGGACTCTGGGAAATTGCCTTAAATATCGACTGGGTGGGGATACTCGGTGCGATCGGCAAGGGACTGCTAAATATTAAGTGGGGCGACTTGGTGATGGGTGCCGGGAAAGCCTACTTGGTTTTATTAGCAGGGGGAATTCTTAAGTCGGCAGCATTGGCTGTATCGGGATTAATTAGCGGCTTTGTCGGAGGACTTAGTAGTGCGGCTTTAGGTGGATTAGCAGCCGCATGGGGTGGCATCATTAGCGGGATTTCTGTTGTTGGTGCAAGTATTACCAGCGCGATTTTAGGTGGCATCGCTCCCATATCAGCGGTGATTTCGGCTTGGTTCGCGGGAATAAGCAGCGCCATCTCCGGTGGGCTACTAGCAAGTGCTGGGGTAATTCTTGCACCGCTGGCCATCTTTCTTGGCGCGATCGCCGTTCTTGCCGGAGCATTTCTGATTTTGTCGGGGGGAGATGTTGCGAACTTTGGATATGCGGTTCAGGGGTGGAAGCAATCAATTCAAGAATTAACCGGGGTTGAGGTTGCCTCCGTTGGGGATGCGATCGCCATTACCCTGACTGGAACCGCAGATGCAATTGGTTCGATTGTCGGCATGATTGGTTCTTACTTTACCTTGGCGGGGGCCGAGGTTCGCGGATACCTAGATGCAGCCGGAAAAGCTGTTTCAGGGTTTGTCGCAGCGATTGTGTCTTTACCCCAAAAAGCAGCGATCGCCGCAGGTGCAGCAAAAACCACAGTCATATCCTTGCCCGGTAAAATTGCCGGGAAAGCACAAGCAATTAAATCAGATGTGGGCTTGGGGTTAAAAGAAACCAAGTCAATGTTGGAGTCTCGGTCGGGAGTAGAAATAGATTCAATTGGAGATGCGGTGGGGGTGACTGCCTATCAATCAAGTTCAGCCCTTGCCGACCTTGCTAAGTCTGTATTTAGTGCGATCGGTTCTGAATTGACCTTGACCGGGGCTAGAGTCAAACTTTTGGCAGCTAACTTTTTTGCCGGTTCCGCGTGGAAAAATTGGCTTTTGGGGTGGCAAACTTTGGGAGCGTATATCCAAGATGCCCCAGGGGCGATCGCGCAATCAATCAAAACTTGGTGGAAAAATTGGCTTTTGGGGTGGCAAACTTTGGGGATGTATATTTCCGAAGCGCCAGGACTTGCTCTCAAAGGGATTCAATCTTGGTGGCAAAACTGGCTTGATGGGTGGGGATTGCTTGGGATTCACCTAAGCAGCGGAATTAAAGCGATCGCCAATAAAGCCGTGAATTGGGGTAGAGATTGGTTGGATGGGTGGGGATTACTTAAAGTGATTACCCTCGGAACCATTGCGGATATTTACCAAGGTGCCGTGACTTGGGGCAAAGAATGGCTAGGTCGATTAGAGGAATTTAAATCCGCCGTTGGCGAAGGAATCGACAGTATCAAATCTTGGTGGAGTGGATTTTGGGATACTGTCGGTGGTGTGCTAGATTCAATCAAAAAAGTATTAGCAGGCGATCTTGATAATCTCAAGCAAACTTGGGCTATTATCAGCGAATCGCTATCAGCAATTCCCAAAGCGATTAAGGAATTATTAGATCAAGTCAGAGAAGCAATAAAAGGATTTATTCCTAATACGATCGCCAGTGTGGGCAATGCCGTGGCTACGGTTGCGGCGCCAGTGACACAACCAATTCAGCAGGCTGCCACCTCAGTAAAAGATGTTGCCGCCAATGTCACCGAGGGAGCGGCCAAAATTTTTGACGGGATTGGCGATGCCATCTCCGGGGCGATGGGAGGCATGATGGGTGAAAATGAAGAAAAGTCCACATCAACAACGCCTCAATCTATCCTTTCTATGTTTCGAGGGCATATCCCTAATTTTGATTCAGGAATGCTCGGACTGATTCCCGCGCTACTAAAAGCCGCATCAGTAGAATCGGCAAATATGCCGACTGGGGCTGGGCTGGCGATCGCGAATACCAGCGAGTATATTTTGACACCATCACAGATGCAAAATATACTCGCTGGGATGATGAGTTCATCACCATCGCCAACAGCTTCCCCGATAGGTGGTTTCTTGCCTGCAATTCAGGGAATTATCAGTGCCGTCTCTGGGATGCAATCGCCTATTGCTACAGAGATTCTCCCGGCAGTGCCCCCGATAGGTGGCTTCTTGCCCGCAATTCAGGGAATTATCAGTGCCGTCTCTGGGATGCAATCGCCTATTGCTACAGAGATTCTCCCGGCAGTGCCCCCGATAGGTGGTTTCTTGCCTGCAATTCAGGGAATTATCAGTGCCGTCTCTGGGATGCAATCGCCTATTGCTACAGAGATTCTCCCGGCAGTGCCCCCGCCGGTAGCTGTACCGGGTGCGATCGCTGCAACCAGTCCCAGCCCCGGTGCCGGAACTCTTTCGCAGCCAACGACACCATTATCGCCCCAATCTTCAGGGCAAAAAACCATCAATTTGGGGCCGATTACCATCAATATCTCAGGGGAGAATCAAAATCCAGAATCTCATGCTAGAGAAGTTTTACGTTACATCGACCTGTTCTTACAAGAAGAAATGTTGGCAACACTATAAGAGGTAACAACATGAATTTTTATCAATTAGGATATGCGATCGCTGCTGTTTTGTCTGAACCGCCAACTTTTTTCCTGTAGAGTTTGGTGCTAAGTCCCGAAAGCAGTGTAAATCGGGTTACGGTTGTGGGTGGACTTGTATTAGTACCGAGAAAAAATGCCGGGTAGCTGTGACCGGAGAGGCAAAAGATTTTGCTCAATATGTTCGTCAGCACAAGAATAAATTAACGGCAATTCAGCAGCAAAAAGCTAAGGCTCAAAATATTGGGCTGCAATCTAAAGGAACAATTAAGCAGACCAAAGTAGAAGCTAAGGCTAAGGCTAAGACAGAGGCAGAAGCTAAGGCTAAGACAGAGGCAGAAGCTAAGGCTAAGACAGAGGCAGAAGCTAAGGCTAAGACAGAGGCAGAAGCTAAGGCTAAGACAGAGGCAGAAGCTAAGGCTAAGGCTAAGACAGAGGCAGAAGCTAAGGCTAAAAGCAAAATTAACTCTTACGACAAATTCAGTGCCGAAATTGTAGACGCTTACAAACAATTAAACAAAGACTACAATTATGAGGATTTAGTGCCAATCCATCATTTACGTCAAGTAATGGGCAATCGAATGTCACGATCTCAATTTGATAAATGGCTAATCGAAATGCAAGCAAATGATAAATTTCAATTAATGACGGGAGACTTGTCGAATGTGACTCAACAACAGAAAAAAGATGGGTTGGATATTCCTGATGTAGGAACGCGCAACTATGCAAAAATTACTGCCGAAGGTGCCAAGCTGACTACTAATAAACAAAAAGACAAAAAACCCCCAACAGGGGTAGCCAGCAAAATTACTCGCAAGCAATTCGATAAAGAAGTTATTGATACTTATGAACGCTTAAATAGAGAAAACGCTTACGACGATTTAGTGCCGATTTACCATTTACGCCGAGCGATGGGCGATCAAGTCTCTCGTTCTGATTTCACTAATTGGTTGTTAGATATGCAAGTCAAAGATAAGTTCCAACTAATGGCAGGGGAAATATCTGATATGACCCCAGATAAACGAGAAGACTCTGTGATTATTCCTGATGTGGGGCTGCGCTATTACGCCAAACGACTTCGCTAAAGCATGAAATCAAAATGTTGGTCGATCCCGACTATGCTGCAAAAAATTTAACCCCCATTAAGCCTTAAAACATTATGGCTAAACTAGACCCGCAACACCCTTGGGGAACCTCAAACGGAGAATTCGCTTGCCGCCCAATTTTTTCCCGGCTTCCGGCTCAAAATTACGGCTATCGCACCGAAGAAACCGAGGAACTAGCCCAAGACCCCTCGAACTGGCTGACCACATTTCCCGATGAAAC